CGTCGATTGGCCTAGTGCTTGCCAAGTTGATGAGCAGGCTGTCACCGCTGTTGATGGTGGGTTCCATGGAGTCACCTTTGGCAAAGACGACCTTGAGCTGCTCGGGCTTAAAGCTACGGTATTTCAGCCACTTTCGGCGAAATGCCAAGCGCCGCATGACCGGGGTATCGTCCCCGTTAAAGGCGCCATGGCCGGTACTCACGGTGACATGGTAGCCGTCAACCAGTGCGTACTCCTCGTCGAATTCATCCTTGCTAACCGCAATCGCCGTATCTACCGAATGATCCCCTGGGTATTTGGGGCCTTCGCCGGTGGCCAGCCACTCCAATGCCACTCCAGAGGCGACAGCAATACCTACCAGACGGCTGATGGTTGGCTCAGTTTCCCCGCTCAAGTATTTACGGATAGTCGTATCACTTATCCCAACTTTGCGACCAAAAGCTCTAACGCTCTCTTGTCCGATTAGCTCCTTGAGCCGTTCGTTAAAAAGTCCGATGCCGCTTGGGAGAATCGGACCTTGTGTCCGGTCGTCTGTGTGCTCGTCCGATTTCATGTAAGCCTTTGTTTTATTTACCTAAACGCGTCACTCACAAACCTATTGGTTGCAATGGGCTATCGGACGCAACAAAAAGCTCTTGACGCGATATATATATCGGATCAATGCTACCTATATCGCGCACTTAGCAACTTGCCGAGTGCGTTGGCAAACCCAAGATACTACCACGGTGACACGTCATGAAAATAGACAATGCCAACCATATCCATGCTGCTTTGCGAGCACAGGGATTGACCTGTCGGTCATGGGCTTTGGCGCATGGCTACCACCCTAGAACGGTCTTGTGCTGCATTCAGTTGTTCTCACCCGATACCGGCAGGAAGCCAAAACGCCCTCACGCAAAGGAGATCGTTAAAGCACTGTCCGAAGCCATCGGGTTTGACCTGATCGGAGGCAACCATGAGTAAAGAATGGTTCACGGCGCAAGAGTTATCTGGGCTGGTTGGTGTGCCATCAACAGATAGAAGGGTGAGGAGCAAGGCTACAGCAGAGAACTGGGAGACAAGAAAGCGAGTCGGCTCCAAAGGGTTGGAATACCACCTGGCCAGCTTGCCGCAAGTCACGCAGCAGGCGTTGGCTAAACAGCAGGCGAAAGCCCTGCTGCAGGCGAGCGATAGCGTAGCGGTCGCGGCCAAGCAGATGGTGGCCAAGCTGGAGGCCGAAGAGCAGGTCGAACAGACCGCACTGCAGGCCCGCAAGAGCGACGGACTGGTGCAGTTCAACAGCCTGCCGGAGGTACGCCAAGAGCGGGCCACCGCCAAGATGGCGATCCTGTCCGCACTGGATGCCTTCGTGGCGCCTTACAGCATGGCGGGCCGCAAGGTCGATGGCATTCGGCTCTTTATTGACGCTTACAACCAGCGCCAGCTCGATCTGCCTGAGTGGGTGGCAGCGCATCGCCAGAAGCTGTCTCAGCCCACCCTGTATCGCTGGCTCAAGAAGCGCGAGCAGGAGGGGATCGTTGCTCTCGCCGGTGCCTACAAGGTAAACCGCCCCCACCTGGTGGATACCTTCCCCCGGATGGCGCAGTTCCTGGTGGCAGTGCTGACGGCCAAGCCCCATCTGGCCAGCAAGGCGCACACCCTGCAGGCGCTGGTGACCGAACAGGCCAGGCAGGAGCAGGACTGGGTGGTACCTTCCCCCTCTAGCCTGCGGCGCTGGGTCAGCAAGTGGCTGGCGGCGCACAGCGCCGAGTTCGCCTTTATGACCGACCCCGATGGCTACAACTCCAAGCACCGTCCGGTGTACCAGAAGATGTACCAGCGCTATGGGTTGCCCAACGACGTCTGGGAGTTCGATAGCACCCCGGTGGATGTGCAGCTGAACGTGGGCGGCAAGCTCAAGCGTTACACCATCATCGGTGCCATCGACGTGATGACCCGCCGGGCTCAGCTACTGCTTTGCCCCACCTCCGATTCGGACGGGATCTGCCTGCTGCTGCGCCAATGCCTGCTGAGTTGGGGTCTGCCCAACGAGAACGGCATCTGCAAGACGGATAACGGCTCGGATTATGTCAGCAAGCGCACCACCGGGATCTTCGATCTGCTGGGCATCCGATTGGAGCGGGCCAAGGCGTTCTCCGGCTGGGAGAAGCCCTTTATCGAGCGCTTCTTCCGCACCATGTCCCACGGGTTGATGGAACTGCTGCCCGGTTATATCGGCCACAACGTCAGCGATCGCAAGAAGATCGAGGCGGTACGTGCCTTCTGCGAACGGATCGGCAAAAACCGGGCGAAGGGAGAGAAAGAGGCCCTGGAGCTGGCGTTGACCCCGGAGCAGCTTGAACAGGCCTTGAGCGACTGGCTGGAGTTTCACTACCACCACCAACCCCACCGTGGGTTGGATGACCTCACTCCGTTCCAGGCATACCAGCAAAGCGGCTACCAGCCGCGCCTGATCCCCGAGGTGCATGCGCTGGACCGGCTGCTGCAACACGTCGGCGATGCCACCGTCGTGCGCGGCAAGGTGTCGGCGGGCGGGCTCCAGTATACCGCTCCCGAGCTGATGGCACCGGAGTGGGCTCGCCGTCGTGTCCGGGTGTTTCTTGATCCGACCAATGTGGGACGGGCCACCCTTTACCCGCTCGACGACTGGGGCTGCCATGTGGAGGCCACCCATGACGAGTTGGTGGGCATTGCCGTGGCGCCTGACCAGTTCCGAAGCAGTCGCCGGGATGCCGAGAAGGCGCTTCGCGCCTCACGCCGCGCGAACCTGGCGCTGCAGGAGGAGTTCAAGGTCAATGAGCTTGCGGTCCGCCAGTTGGCGGCCAGCAAGGCCCAGAACCAGAGCCTAGTCGGGCTGCCCCTGGGGAGCCGCGAGCACGACAACGCCGCCATTTTAGGCTTGAGCCAGGCCGCTCAGGCCGCCTCTCATCCGAGCGAGCCGAGTTTCAGCGACTCCGAGCGGGAGGCCCTGGCGCGGCGGCGTGAGCAAGATCGCCAGTTGATGCGTCAGCAGGAGGAGGGGAAGGCCAAGTTGCTGCGCGACCAGGAAGCCAACGCCTGGTTCCTGTCGCGCAAGGCGCTGATAGAGCCGCTGACGGACACGCAGGCGGCGTGGCTGGCGCAGTACCGCAAGGACTACTACCTGGTTGCGCGGCGTATCGATTTCACCCTGCGCCAGGAGCAGGAAGCCAAGGCGCAGGGTCAGTAACAAGGGGGTGGCCGTGAGCTATCGGTCATCTGCAATCCAACCGACAAAAACGTTCATTTAACAGGAGTTTACATCATGAAAAAACGCGTCGTTCCGGTCAAAAACGTGACCCGCACCGAGACACTGTTTCACAACCTCAACAGCCGCTCCCAGGTGGTGCCCGGTATCGGCCTGGTGCATGGCCAGAGCGGGTTTGGCAAGACCACCACCATGACTTGGCTGTTCAACCAAGATGGGGTCAATGCCATCTACATCCGTTGCTATGCCACCGACACCCCCAGCAGCGTGCTGGAGCGCATCGTCCGCGAGCTGGGAATGGTGCCCCGTTACCCCATCCAGCGCATGGTCGATGACATCATCGAGCGGATGCGGGCCGAGGAGTTGACCCTGTTCGTGGACGAGTGCGACTACGTGGTCGGCTCCAACCGCATCATGGACAGCTTCCGCGATATCTACGACGGCACCGACCAGCCGGTGATCTTGATCGGTATGGATCAGATCGCCAAGCGCATCAGCCACCGCAAGCAACTGTTCAATCGCATCTCCGATTGGATCGAGTTCCAGCCTGCCGACCTGGCCGACGTGGGGATGTTTGCCGACCACCTGCTGGAGGAAGACATCCTGCTGGAGGAGGACCTGCTCCACATGATCAGTAAGCGAGCCCACGGTGAAGTGCGGCGGGTCCTGATTGCGCTGGAAAAGGTCGAAGCGCTGGCGCGGGCCAACGAGATGGCGGTCGTCTGCCTGGCTGATCTGAAAGGCCGTGAAGCCGAGCTGTTCCTGGATGCCAACGGCAAGGGGCGCCTTGGGTGATGTGACCTGGTGGGGGAGGTGGGATCCAGTCGTTATCTCGAAATGGAAATTTGAGGGGATTGTTGAATGTCTCAGAACACAACCAATAAAAGAGCCGCAGCCTGGCAGCATATTGCAGCGGTGATTGCAGAACCGATCGACTACGGACGAACCATCGTCAAGTCGTTTGAGAAGCGGGGTTTTATCCAGCATGTCGCCGGGATCGGGGTGGCTGGTCGTCCTAAGGTGTATGCCCGCATCGAGGGGCGAGAGCCCGTGCTGGGTTGCGGCCGCTGCGGTGAGGGGCGAGTGGTACGCCGTCGCCCCCAGAAAACCCAACAACAGAAGATGTGGAACGCGATGAAGATGCACAAGCACTTCACCCGGTTGGACTTACAGATGACTGCCGAGGTGACGGACAGTCGCGCTCGATTCTATCTCAGTGCGTTGAATAAGGCCGGATATGTCCGCTTCTTGGTCAAGGTGAAAGCAGGTGTGCAGAACAAGGGAAAACTCAGCCGCTATAGCCTGCTGCGCAATACCGGCAAGTTGGCTCCCTTGGTGCGTAAGACAGGGGTTTGGGACCAGAACCAACAGGTGTTCTATCCGTTTGAATCTACAGGAGGTAACGAGTCATGAGCAGCCCCAATGCGCTGCCAGCGTGGTTGGCCGCCTTGCAGCAGGCAGTAAAGAGCAGCTCCTTGGCAACTGTCGCCCAGCGCCTCGGGGTATCCAGAACCATGGTGAGCCAGGTCTGCAACCAGAAGTATCCGGGTGATCTGGAACGGGTGCAGAAGTTGGTGGAGGGGGTTTACCTCTCTTGCACCGTGATGTGCCCGATCTTGGGGGAGATACGTCAGGACCAGTGCCTGGCGC